TCCCAATATAGGCGACCAACTGACAGTACAATACCACACTTCTCCATATATTTTGCAGACCTTTTGTTGTGCATAAAGTCGGCAGGAAGTAGGAGCCAAGTCGGAAGTATGCTGCTAAGGTTGCTTACAATCGGACTAAGTACTTGCCACTTAAATGGAGGGTTGGTGATGAAGACCTCCGTCTTGTTTGGAATATCGGCTCCACTGAGAGAACTCGCATCTTCCACTCCCCATCCATTATCCACAACATCACTTGCACCGCTACAGTGAAAACCCACATTATTAAGCATGTCCAGAAGATGACCTTCGCCAACACAGGGTTCATAAAAAACAGGGCGAACAGAACCATAATAGTGTTGAAGAGAGTGAACCGCATCAGGATCGACTGTGGGGTAGTAGTCTCTTGATTTCCGCTCAAAGCTTGTTTCCCCTCTCTTACTCATCGTCCTCTAATTCCTTTTCCGAAAGGAACATGTAGTCTACTTCAACAGACTTCGTAATCATCACTCCGATTTCATTGTTAAACAAATCTTGAGAGTATTGCTTGGCGTAATGCAGTGCCATTTCCCAAGAACCGGTAGATGCACACCACTCACGATTACCGTCACTATTGACAGTATAAATGGTATACTCTTCAACAGGGTCCATCCAAATAATACTATTCATGGTAATCTTCCTCAAATCCCGTACGTCCGCTTGATCCTCTCAAGAGAGATAAATTCAGGTTCGTAGGTTCCGTTTTGTATTTCCCGCTTGATGACCACACCTTTCCACCAATCAAGGTTTGATTGCCCGGCCCATGCTTCATCCGCACCTTTGTAGCAGCCCGCGACCAAACCAATAATCGAACGAGGATGTGCAGAATCCTTAAAGTAAATAGCCCGTTTATGACTGTGCCCACAAGTAGAAGAGTGGTTCCGATGTTGTAGAAGGGAGTAAGCGTGATGAGTGCCACTGATAGGATTACCATAGTTACCGGCACCGAAGTAATGAGCATAAGAGATACCATCATAATCAGCGATGGCGGGTGCGGAATTATGGTATTCGTGGTATTCATCAAACCAGTGGTCCGTCATTAGGTGGGAAAAAGAAATGCCGTAGTTATCACCCTCTAGTCTTGGGTCGTGGGCAATCGCTTTCTTGATCCGGTTTTCGTGGTTTCCTTCCAGACCGATCCTAAAAGGTCTCTTCTTCTTTTTCAGAAAGTACCTGTCCCACAACAGGGATTGTGCTTGGTTGTAGGTTTCAATATCCCTCTCGTAACTCTGGCTGACGATCTGTTGGGGATACCGGGTATCATAACTGTTCAGGGACTTCATGTCGGCTCCGTCCCCAAGGTCAATTACATAATCCGGTTTTACATCCTCAATCAGATCGCCAAGCCATTTGAAACGCTCATTTCCCACGGACGGGTCTGCATGGGAACAGGTAAAGACTACCGCAGTTTTAGGTTTGATTAGGTTCATAACGATCTTCATAAATAGTTAGGCTTTCTGTTTGACCGGGAACCCCAAAGTATTCCATTACTTTTGCGACATCATACCCATCACTAAAACCAAGTTCCCACTCAGCAGGCTCACCAGTTTCAGGGTCTTCAATGATGCAGGGAAGAACAATCTCATCTTCGTCCGCATCATACCAAGGCTCACCAGTGACATCAAGAACAACTGCGATAATCTTTTCCATTGAACACCTTTCCTCTAACTTAGAAGGCTAAAGTAATACTCAGCAGGCATGATTGCAAGGGGTTTCTCGCGATCACCGCGAATAAATACGACAGGGGTGAAGTTAGGGCTCTGATTGGCTTGCTCCACGAAGTCATAGATAGTCTTGAAGGACTTCCTACGCTTACACTCAATCTGGATACCCCCCAACACACGTCTCGCCTCAGGTGAGAGTTGGATATCTTCACCATAACTCCCCATACTGGTGCTTCGCACATCATCCGGTTCGAGGTTGAACCTGTCAAGGATCATATCACGAATTTCTTGCTGAAACAGTCTGCCCTTGGATTTAGCAGATTGGGGTTTCATCGCTTGAAGAGTTCCTTCACCTTGGTTTCGATCCACACAGCCCAAAAGGGTTGCGGGAAGTTCCAGCCGATAAACGCACCAACAAGAACCCAAAAGATAATATCAGTCATTAGGTGGCTCCCACATTTGATTTTCATATCGTCTCAGCCACAACAGCCGAGCATTCTCAATTACACGATCCACATCACCATCATAGGCTTTAACACAAGCATCATACAGTTCTTTTTCTGTCGTGCAGTCCTTTAGTATGACTTCCGCTTTACTAGGACCGATCCCATGAATACCGATGATGTTATCTACCCTATCTCCCGTCAGGACTTGCTTATAGAAGAATACGGTGCCAGACCACTCATCCACCCTCGTAAACTGCTGCTTAGTTGGGTTATATATGAGACTAGGCACCTGCATAAAGTCCTTATCAATAGAGGCGATGATGCAATTACCAAACCCCATCTTAGTGGCCTCAATGGCAATTAGATCATCAGCCTCTTCGTTGCAGGAAATCACAGATGGGTAGTTAGCCAATACAAACTCTTTAAGAGGGTTCACCTGATAGGGTTTCTCTGGTCGCTGACCTTTGTAGGGAAAACTTTTGGCAACCTCATTCCTGAAATTACCTTCACCCGTCAGGTAAATCGTATACTCATCGGGCGAGGGATCGGGGATAGTCTGCTCGAATACCTCAGAGATATATCCAGAAAACTTCTCCGAAACCTCACCCAAGTCTGCATCAACGCCTACTGAATAGATGGACCTATAAATGAACGGGTCGCCATCAATCAGTAGTTTCATCATAATACTCCGTACCGGGCACATTCTCAAGTTTCTTTGCCGCTTCATTTCCAAGGGCAAGATAGCAAGCTGCACCAAACCGGACCAGAGCATCAAACATCTCTTTACGGTATTCTTCGGGAAGATTGTCGTTAGAGATTGAAATCTCACCATTCACGACACAAAGACCAAGTGCAGCTAGGTCAAGAATACTTTCACCACCAGCATCTACACAAACGGCACCGTCCTCGCAGAGACTAATCTCGACATCCTCAAACAGATCATCTTCCATCACCGGCTCCCAACCTCGTCTCCACCGTCTTTCACAAAGCAAACATGCTTGACATAGTTGTAACCAGCCGCGCGGGTTGCATCAAGCACAAAGTCGGCGTAGTCGCCAAGATATTCAATATTGTGCCTTGTCACAATTACGGTTCCATCTTCATCTGCAAAAGTAATGCTAATGTTCATTTCTTGTCCTGAGTGTTTGGTTGAACAAAGAACCCGCTGACAAACCCGCCAACAAGTCCAAGCTGCCACATGGTCACGTTGAAGCCCATCTGCTCGAAGAACCCGGTGATCGGGGCCGAAAAGAACAGGCCAATAATAAGTGCAGTAATCCCAAACAGGAATGTGCGAAGGATTACGATGAAAAGGACGAGGGCCGTAGCCCCCGCCATAAAACCGATGTTTTTAAGCATTTTGCCTTCCTTTATAGGTAGGGGAATTTTTACCAACTCTGGTCTTACAGTAGGCAATGTAGGCGGGGTGGTTTAAGTTTTCTTTCTGAGTTCCCCAAGCCAAATTTTCCGGCTTGTTATTTTTGTAGTCACTGTCTAAGTGCATACAAACAGCACCCTCAAAAGGAGGTCCATTAAAGGCTTCACACACAAGCCTATGCACTTTGTAGGTCTTACCCTTGTACTGGAATATCATTCGACCAATACCTGAATCTACCCCATACCAAGCGTGACCACCATATTTCCTAAAACCACGTCCCTTAGGCATTGGGGCAAGATAAGGTTTTCTCCTAATCCGCCCCAATGAACTAACCTCATAGTCTGGTAGTGATGGAGAGGTGAGCCAAATTTCTTCGGTTTTCAAGTCACCTCTCCGTTAATCAAAAGGGATTTCATCTTCTAGTTCGTTCTCAACTTCATCAGAGACACCATCCTCATCATCGGGACGATCATAAGGAACGTGGTCAATAATACGAACCTTCGTCAAAGAGGTTCTGGCGATGGTCTTACCCTCCGAGTTCTTGAAGGTAGAGATAAGGTTGGTCACTTGTGCGATAGAACCGTTACCGATCAGACCATCCACCTCCGAGTCCCAACGCTTGCCATCCGGTCCAAGAACCTTGGGTGGGCCACCGGCCTTTTCAATCAGATCGCCGTTCTTGTTGTAGACTTCGTGCTTACGCTCAAACTGAACAACAATCTCACCGTCCATCAGGCGGCTCTGTTTCGGCTTCTTCTGAGAACCTGCCTTTTTCAGTTTCTCCATTTCCTCTTTCGTAAGGACTTGCTGGATCGTGTAAGCACCGCTGCAATCTTCGTAGCGACCCTCATAACCAACCATGTCACGGTTGTCTTCAAAGATACATAATCCTTTGATTGTCGGAAAGACCAATATAGGTCTTGGTTATTTGTTGTCAAGTGTTTTCAACAAAAATATTTCTAATGCACCTCCGCATAAGTCATGCCAAATTTCAGGTCAACATCAAGTGGCACATTCAGGTTCAGTTTATCGTTCACCCGCTTGATTGCCAGCTTGAGTTTCTTCTCAGTCTCGTCTTCCTCGCCAATAACATCCACGACAGGGGCAAGTTGTTCGTCGTGGAATTGGGCAGAAATCTTCACCCCAAGTGCCCTACAGTGGGCCAACCACAGGTCGAAGCAATACACACCAGTGCCTTGGTTCAAAGTAGAGAACCTGTCCTTCTCTGCACGGAGGTTGTACCAGAACCCCGAGACAGGATTTTTCAGCCACATGGAGCCAAGGGCAAGCTTCACTTTCTGATCCTCAGCAACCTTTTTGATTGATCTGTTCCTGAGTAACCTTCCCAGCAAACATTGCTAGGTTCAAGTGAGGATCAAAACCCGGCTGAGACATTTCTTCTACATAATCCGGGTCTAGTGGTTTCATATAATGCCTCTTGGTTGTATCTTCAAGGGACACCATATCGGACCCACACCACTTGCATCCGGGTGGTGGAATAAGAACACCACGGATTTCTTTCCCCCAAGGCTTGTCAACTCCGGGGAGGTTCACAAGGGGATCGGCGTGTTTGAAGCGAAGAGTGTTGGTAAGGCCCTTCACCCTTGCAGTAAGCATACCCTCTTTGTGGTTGGACAGGAAAGATTTGAAGACACTCAACCGGTGAGAGATAACCGTGAGACCATCCAGAATTTCCACGGCAGGGTCTTTCTCAATCAGGTCTTTTACACTGTCACACAGTTCACCGTCTTTTCTCACCTGAGGGATTCTCTTTTCCTCTCCTGTGTTTTTGTTCTTGGAGTACTTGAAGGTCTTGGGCTTCCAACCAAGAGAGAACAACCAATCCTTTAGTTGTGGGTCAGAAGATGGGTTACCCTTCTCTTCCGAGACAAGCACCTTTACAGGTTCTTCCCGGTTTATGGGCAGTTTATTACGCTTCAACAGGTCATACCATTCCTCTGCCTTCTTGGTGAGAGACCCATCAATTTTTTCCATCTTAGCTGGCTTGGAAACCTCCTTATATTTCTTTACGGGGGGCATTGCCCCTGCAAGAGCCTCTGTCTTATCTTCCTTGAGTTGGAACAGTTCATCATGGTATTTCTGAGCCATTCCCACGTCTAGGTATACTCCGTTTTCCTCTGCTTCCCTGTAGCAATCCATCTTGAAACCAAGGTAATGAATGAAGCGGATCACTTCCGTCTCATCATTGTCATACAACTTCATCATAGATGCGTAGAGGTCTTGCCAGAGGTGCCAGTTAATACGAACATCTTCCCGGCAACGGTGGGCGTAATCGTAGTAAGACAGGTTTTCCCAATCATCAACTTTCGGTTTTTCCAAACCATAGTCAGGACCAAAACTATCAATACCGTGTTTGGGACGGGAGAAGTTGATATACCAAGAAAGTGAAAGTGAATCAACAAAATTCTTGTAAGACAGGTTCAGACCAAGGATACGATTGAAAAGGGGAAGGTCATGCATGATAGCATTGTGACACACGAACATGGTGTCCTTCTGCGTCAAAACCTTCCTCATTTCACGGTAATCATTTGTATCGTGGAAAATGCACCCATCATCCGTCCAAGACAGGACGTGTATTTTGGAAGCATTTGCCGCCAGATCATCACTCTCACTATCAAGGACGATAAACTTCATTTTCTTACCCCGGATTAAAAGAAGAGATAATTACACCCTCAGTTTCGCGATCAGCAACCCCGAGATACTCCACAGTGAGTTCATTCGGGTCTGCCCAACTATCAGAACTATAATCTACAACAATACCCCCAAAAGTCCACTTCCAACCGTTTTCATAGAAAACACCCATGTCGGTCAGGTAATTAGATGGGTGGTTCTTTCGGGCTTCTTCTTCGGTTTCCGCAGCAACCACCATTGAATCATATTCGTCGTAACCAATCCGACCAGTGCGTTTCACAAGCCAAAGTTTCATTTTTCCTCCAAAGTAAAACTGTCCAGATCAAACAACAGTTCTCCGGCAGGCCCTTCCAGACCACAAGGCCGGTTCTTCTTAACATAGAGGTGAGTGGTGTTCCTGTCAAGTAGATCATCCGCCTCTTTATCCCTCTCCATGTCGATCACGACAGAAGCCCGCTGTGCAATCATTTTACAGTATTTTGGGTCGCCATTCTCGTTGGTGTGGGCAATAGTCACAATACCTACATTCAATTCCGCAGCGAGCCGAGAGAGGCGAACAGACAAATCAGCAAGGATTGCTTCCTTTGCCTTCTCATCCCCTGTAGAAACTGCGTCTTGGATTGGTTCGAACAAAACATACTGAACACCATACACCTGAGTGAGAACCCGGATTTGTTCAATCAAGGATTCCGTCCCTTCGTCTTCACGCAACTCAAACTGCATGTAACCAGACTTGTGGGCAATCTCCTTGATAACCCTCTCAACGTCTTCCTGACGGCCCTTCTCTTCGATCAAGTCCTTCCTAGTCACGTTATCCGACAGGGCGTAGGAGACAAGGCCAAGCAGCGAGCGAAGCTTGTTTTCCTCCAAGTGCCATGTGGCAAACCTGACGTTCGGAAAGTTTTTGACAAAATTCCATTCGAAGTACCTCATCAACTCGGTCTTACCAATCCCCGTAGGAGCCTTCAATACAGTGAAGTGACCCTGCATTAGTCCAAGGATTTTCTCATCAAGGCACTTGATGTTGGTAGGGACATACTGGAACTCAGGAGTGTCGTTCAGAAGCCTCATAAACGCATCTTCGGAGGCGTAGATGTTATCTGGCGTGTAGAGGCCAGAAGACCACCAAGCACTTTTGTATGCGGCAGCAGCACCCGCTTGAAGAAACTCGTTAGCATCTTTGTATTTGTCGTGGGGAACCTTGTAGACCCTCCCCGGAAACAGACGCATCAGGGAGAGGGCAAACCCATCCGCCTTGTCGTCGGTATCCACGGACAGGTAAATCTTGTCAAACGATCCTAGCCACTCCCTACAGTTCTCCAACAGTTTCCTCGACGGGGTGGCAGAGGGGAGAGACACCACAGGGTATTTTGAGCCAAGCATCTGGAATGCAGACATGGCATCAAGTTCACCCTCAGTGATCGTAACCGCCTTTGCAGAACCCGCAGGAAACTTGTCCATACCATACAGTTCATCGGACTTGAAATTCTTAGCCCGAAACGTCTTGGGGAATACCCGGTATTTTATCCCTCCATTGGGATAGGTATAAGAGTGCTGGAATGCCTCACCACCTTCATTGTGGTCAGTTACACACCCGTAGAATTTCATGGTCTCTTTCGAAATCCCACGGTATTCTTTGTAAGTCCTTTTATGAACAATTTCCACCGGCGGGGGCTCCTCTTCATTTCCCACGGCGGGGTATACCTCCCTCGCCCAAGGTTTCAGTTTGGCCGCACTTGGATACTTCCTCTCACAAGAGTGGCACCTTCCATAGCCATTTGTATTGTAAGAGAAAGCATCAGAACTGTCGCAACCCAAAAACGGACATTCAAGGTGGGGGATTTCTTCTCCACTATTCAACAATTCTACTCCACTGTAGTTGAAATACTGAAAATCTCATCAGCCCTGAGCATCAGAGATTCCTTAAAATCACCGTGGTTGCCATGTTCCAACCACTCCCATTTTATGAATTGCCTGCCCTCCTCCCTCCACCAATAACCCCTAATGACAAGGCTCTCCCTACTCTTGTCTTTGAAAACAACATCGTCAACCATAGTTTGCATCTTCATCATTCTCCATGATAGAAATGGATTCAACTACCATCTGCTTATGCTCTCTTACCATCTTTTGCAGATAAGCGGCACTGCCATATGTCTTATTTTTCTTATAATAGTATTTAGCAACCTCTACCGCATTAGCCTTAGACTTGATCTCATCAAAACTAGCCATTGTCAGTCAGTGCCTTCCAAGAAACAGGGAATAGCGGCTCAATTACACTTCCAATCTGTCTGGCAATCTCTTGCGTCTCACGCTGGGTATGGCTGTCGGTCCTGAGTTTCCACATATTAGCAAACGACACTAGGTTACCAGTCCAATACCACTCGGTATACATCGACTGAGGGAGAACCATGCGGGCTTGCTCGGGGCATACACCTTCTGCAAGCATCTGCCGATACAGCGAGGCGGCTACAAGGTGGATGTCCTCAAAGTCAATCTCTTCACTTCCATAGGGAACCCATAGCCCCGAGAGTGACACCGCCTCGTCACT